GGCTGGTTGATGATGGAGGTCACCAGGGCGGCCTTGTCGACCACCGAGCCCACGCGCATCGTCGCCGCCATGCTCATCAGGTTGTGGACGGCCTGCAGCGGGTTGGAGTTCTCCGCCGCGATGAAACCCTCGAAAGGCCGTACCACGCGCTCGAACGCATCGACGAACTGCCGCGCCTCCGCCGTGCCTTGCAGGACGCGCCCCATCTCCGATTCGCGACGGTGGATCTCGGCCTGGATGGCGGGCGGCACCTGGGCCCACCCTTCCCGAGCCGCAGGCGTCCAGCTCGCGGGCGCTTTCAAGGCCTCTGCAGGCGCTTCGGCCGCACGGGGGGCACCTGGGGCCTGGGGGGCCGCCTCGACGCGCTCTGGCGCTTCTTGCGGGGCCTTGCCGGGGGTGAAGCGTCCGTACTCATCGCGCGGGCGGTCGCCGGCCGGCCGGTGGGTCTCATCGGTGGGCTCGACAGCGTCATCGAAGGCGGCCTCCAGCTCATCGTGGAGCGACAGCTCCTCACTTTCAGCGCCGGTTTCGGGGGTGCCCCCATCGGGGATGAACTCGTTGACTTGTGCCATAGATGTCTGTCCGATTCACGTGAAACTTGCACGGGTGCCGAGAGGCCATTTGCGCGAAAATCGGGGCATGACGAACACCCCCCACCGTCTCTCGGAATACGACAGCGCCGGCCAGCGCGCCGAGCGCTTGATGAACGACATCGTGGCGGCGGTAGAGCGTGCGCGCAGCGAAGGTGGCAACGGCGAGCCGAGCACTGAGCTAGAGCTGCAGCTCAACAGCATTGAGCGGGAACTGCACCGGCTCATGGGGTTGCCCCTTCCAGCTTCGCGCGCCTGAGCTGCTCGACGATCGGCATCACGCGGTCCAGCGTGCGCTGGTCGATGAGCTGCCCCGGCATGCTCAGCGTGTTGACCCCTTCGACCGGCGCGCCCAGGCCGCCAGCGACGATGCCGCGCAGCGCGGGTGAGGCCACCCCGTGCGGGATCTGGGCGAGGTAGCGCGCGATCTCCGAGGGGGAGCCGAAGTCGGCGGGGGTCTGGGTGTCGGCCATGGCGTGTTCCTAGCCCCCATGTCGGTGGAGCGCGTCCACGAGATCGGCGGTGCGGGTCGGGTCCACACCGGCCATGCGCGCTTCGCGTTCTCGAGCTGCCTGCTTCCAGGTCTCGGTGTAGTCGTCGATCGTGGTGTAGCCGTGGGCCTTCATGTACGCGCGGTGCTTGGCCCGGGGCGAGATGTCCGAACCGTCGGTGGCCTTCAGGCCGTCATAGATCGCATCCGAGGTCAGGAAGTCGAGCGCGCGTGTGGGGTCAGGCGCGGTGAAAAAACGCTGCATCGGCTGCTCGTGGCACTGTGGCGGCACATAGTCGGGTGAGGTGTATGCCGCGAGGGAGGCCACCGTGTCACGCACGACACCGCAGACCGGACAGCGAAACGTGTAGGTAGGCATCACTTGCTCCTCGGTGCGTAGGCCCGCGCCTGTTGTTCGTGAAGCTGTTGCGCGTATTCATCGGCGAGCTCGGGGGAAGCGAACATACCCAGGTGCTGCCCGGTGCGCCGATAAGTCTCGATGGCCTCGCGCTCGCTCATGATCCGACCATCGTTGGACACCATGGGAATCAACACCTCGGGGCCGCCATCCATGTTGACCGACATCGAGCGCACTGTGCTGATGGTGCCGTCCGGGTTATGTACCGTGGGGCGACGGCCGAGGTCGATATTGCCCGGGCGCACCAGTCCCTGGGGCGAGCCCACCATATAGCGCGTGGCGTCGTCGCGCATGAGCTTGGCAATGACGGCGGGGTCCACTTTCATTCTCCTCGATCGGCCGCGAGCAGCTCACGCGCACGGTCCGCATCGGCCTGGGCCAGGGCGATCTCGTCGTTGCAACGCGCGATGAGGGCGGTCGAGGGTTGGCCCAGGCGCGCGAGCTGCGTCTTCTGTTCCTGCCACACATGCAGGCGCATCAGCGCATCGGTGAGTGCATCGGCCGGCGCGAGCGGATCGCGGGGGTCCGGAACCACGGACTCGGGCGGCAGGGGCTGCAGCCGGCGGCGGTAGTCGTCGCTCATCATCACTGCACCCCTGGCATGGGCATGGGCGGCATCCCCATTCCTTCAGCGCCGGAGATGGTGCCGTTCGTGCCGTAGGGCTGCGGACCACCCGGGGGGATTGCACCGACACCGAAGGGGTTGGGGATGCCAGGAATGGGCACGTGGGGCTGCGCGGCTTCGCCGGCCTGGAGGTTGATGGGAGGCAGGAGCGCGGCTTCCTTGGTCGTGCGGATGGTCTCGGCGTCGGCCTTGCCTGCCTTGCTCTTGGATTCCTGCGCCAGGGCGAGGTTCTTCTGATCCTCGGGGCTGGGTGGAGGAGGCGGCGGGGGCGGAGCGGCGGCCTGGGCCTGGAGTTGCTTGGCGGCCTGATCGAGGACACCCTCGATGGACTGGGCCCCCTTGAAGCCGGCAGCGGCCCACTGCAGCAGCTGGATCAGGAACGAGCCCACCATCGGGGACTCCTTGGTCACGGGGCCAGCGGCCATGATGTAGTTCGATGCAGCGCCCAGGAATTCGGTGCGGGCTTCCTTCTCGGCGGCCCAGTCGGGCGCGGCCAGCGAGTCGGCGGTGACGGTGATGGAGTACATCGAGGTGCCGAAATCTTTCAGCAGCGCCACGGCTTGCTGGGCCAGGGGCGCATCGGGCGTGTGCTCGATGAGGGAGCGTTTGATGATGGTCTCGGGCGAGAACACGTTGGCGATGATGTTGGCGCGGATGCGCATGGTCTCCGAGACGAAGCGGGCCACATCGTTCTGGAGGTTGGCAAGCCGGGCCCCGCCGTACTGCACCTTCAGCTGCTGTGCCGTGGCGGTTTCGGAGGCGAGCGAAGAGCCGCGCATGATGTCGGAGATGCCCATCACCTCGTACAAGTCATGCTGCAGCTGCTGCTTGCGCGTGGTGAGCTGGGTGATGGCATTGACGAACGCCTCGATCGGCAGCCAGTCGATGATGCCCTTCATGCCCCCCTTCTCCGAGAACGCCGTCCAGTTCTGCACCGGGATGAGCTGGTTCTCCACGCCCATTTCCAGCAGATCCTTGGCCGGGCCGGCACTCTGGTCGTAGACCCCCACCGCCTTGACCGCTGCGGTCAGGCGCGCCAGCCGGGCATTGATGCGATCGAGCTCGATGTACAAGTCCTTCGCCATCATGTAGTCGGGTCGCGGCAGGAAGGCCTTGGTCAGCGTGGTTGCCACACAGGGCATCGGGCACGGGAAGAAATCATCGAGCTCCAGCGGATCGGGCTTCGTGTCCAGGAGGTACTCCAGGCCTTCGCAGACCCAGTACACGGCGTTGTCGGGCCGCGACCAGATCTCCCAGACCGCCGCCTGCCGGTACGGCGTTGCCTTCATCGGGTCGAGCATGGAGTCCGAGTAGATGTCACCCGACTTCGTCGTGGGGCTGCGCGTGAGCATGGGCACCTGCGAGACCTGCTCGGGCGAGAGCTTGAAACGCTCCATCAGGCGCCGACGCGTCATGTACACCCGCCGAGCCACCCAGCGACATTCACGCCAGCGTCGGCACGGGGAGTAGCGGAAGTCGGCCCAGTACACGAAGTCGACCTCGGCCTCCTCGCAGATGAGTGTTTCCTGCGGCACGGTGGCCGGCGCGCCGGTGGCCGGATCCACGGGGGGCTGGCCGGTCATCGGATCGGGCGGGGCGGGCACCTCGGTGGACTCGATGTCGCAGTCGTAGCGGCACCAGATCTGACCCAGCCCGGCAATGAAGCGGTCGGCCACGGCGTCGCGCATGGCAGCGGCGGTATCGTCCCATTCTCTTTCCATGTCGCCGTTCAAGATGCGCTGCATCATGAGCCCGGCCACACGCGCCACATCGTCGTCGTAGTCGTCGAACTTGCGCTTGACCTCGGCCTTGGGCAGGCGCCCATAGATCGCCGAGAGGATGACCTGCACGTTGGACCAGTAGATGTTGGTCTTGCCCGTGTAGCTCGCGCGTGAGCCTTGCGAGGAGCCATCATCGATGTACTTCTTCTCGCAGCTGGCCGCATCGCGGTGGAAGGTCTCCATCCACTTGTGCGCGGCCTGGAGCTCGGTCAACCAGCGGCGCGCCTCGCGGCCCGAATCGATGGGCTGGCCCTCGGGCGGGTCGTCCTCGTCCAGGCTGCGCGTGCCCCAGGCGGGGTCGTCGACGGTGTTGGTCGCGCCCATACCCGACACCCTATGCAATCAGGCGTGAGCGGCGCTGACGCTCTTCCCACAGGTCGTGCAGCGTGAACGGGTAGACCCGGCCATCGGTCATCGTGGCAGCCACGTGGTCTTGCGGGGAAGGCTGAGGCACCGCGAGCTCGCGCACGACCTGGGCACCATAGGAGAACGCGTCGGCACCGTGCGAGGCCCAGTTGTGGTCGGGTTCGGCAGAGAAGACCTTGCGTTCCTCGTCGTACTTGAACGACCATGCCCGCAGCACCTCGAGCCCGCGCGCGCACGTCGTACGGTTGATGGTGCACCGAGGTAGCACCCAGCGTGCGGCGTTGATGCGGTCGCCGATTTTTGCCTGGGGGACCACGTGGCAGAGGGTGGGGAAGGCCTGCATGAACTGCTCGATGACCGAATGCTTCGACTGGAAGGTGCGCGCCTTGGCATCGTGGGGCAGATGCAGCTCGTGAAGGGGGTGGCCGCGTTCCTTGATCCGCGTGATCCATTCGCCCGCATCGAGCCCCGTGGCTTCGTCGTAGTCGAACAGGTGCCAGCCCCCGTGGCGCGCTTCCCACCACCAGAACGCTGCCGCATCGCGATAGCCCAGGTCACACGAGACGATCACGTGCGCATCGGCCGAGCGGCCTTCATCAACCAGCTTGCCATCGCGCTCCAGAGCCGAGATGTGCTTGCCCAGGATGGCCCCGACGTTGGCCGCCGAGAAGTCCACGTAGTACTCCTGGGCGATCATCTCCTCGGGCATGCCCACCTTGCGCTCGAGCGCCATGTCTTCGGCCGTGAGGACACCGGTGTGCGTGATGGGCATGACGGCCCAGAATGCCCCGGACAGGCCCTTGGCGATCTGCAAGATGTCCCAGCCGTGGTTGTAACCCCGGGGGGTATAGATGAACGAGACCGAGCCCTTGTTCTCACGCAGGATGGGTCGGGTGTAGTCATAGGCCCGGGGATCGGTGACGGCCCACTCCGAGAACGTGATGTGCAGCGGGGAGGCGCCGATGTTGGCGTTGAAGGTGTCCGCCCCCACGATCTGCACGATGGAGCCGTTGCACAGCTCGATCTTCATCTCGTCTTCGATGCGGCGCTTGACCAGCAACGGCGGGAAGGTCTGGCTGATGAGGTTCTGGCCTTCGCTGGTGATGTTGTCCCAGACCGCCTTGCGGCCCTGGCGTTGCGTGGGAAGGCAGTGCCAGTACAAACCTCTGCGCCGGAAGGCCGCCATCGCCGTTTGTGCCAGCGCCGTGCGATCCTTGCCCCCGCGCCGGTGCATCACCCAGACTGCGAACTTGCAGCCACCTTCCATCGCGCGGATATAGGGCAGCTGGTAGGGACGCGGGGTGAGTCCGCCATCGACAACAATCTGCCGGGAGGCCAACGCTTCAGCCATCGACCACCTCCACATCGCCTTGCACCGGCGAGGCGCCGACCCCGGGCGTGGGTGTGGGGTTGGAGATGTACTGCTGCACCACGATCGTCACACCGGCGGCCTGATCTTCGGGGTCTCTGAGAATCAGGTTCTGAGCGAACTGCATGTAGCCGCGCAAGTCCTTCTGGCGGTACTCGTTGAACAGCTCGACGCCTTTTTGCATGCGCAGCGACAGGTAGAACATCTCCGAGATCTCACGCGAGATGTACTGGCGCGTCAGCTTCACGGGCTTGTCCACGACCGCTTCGACCTGCAGCTCGCCGGGCTTGGCACCCTTGCGCGGCTTGAGCGTGACGGGCTCGGTCATGGTGGGGATCCCTTATGCCTTCTCACGCAGCGCCTTGGCGAGTGCCGGGGCCTTCGTCGCGGGAATGGTCTTGCCCTGATCGGCCGCATTGAATTCGCGCGCCACACTCTGGGGGATGTCGGCCTTCTTCGCGAACTCCGGATTGTGAGCAGCCGCTGCCATGAACCGGGCCTGCTTGGGAGACGTGGACGGCATACGGCACCGGGTATGTTGGGAATTCAGTCGTGCGACGCGCCCGGATCGTAATAGCGCCACTCGTTGTCGGTGGTCTTCCTGCGCGCCATGATCTCGGGCGGGGGCGGAGTGCGGATCTTCTCGGCCTTGCCTTGACCCCCACACAGCCTGCACACCACCGGCCAGCCCTTGTCTTCGATTGTCTGCACCCAGCCCCGGCCCCCACACCGGCGGCACGGCTCATCACAGAATTCGCGCTTCACTTGGCCACCCCCGCCGTGATCGCCACCGACACCGTCCATTGCGGCATACGTGACTGGGTATACGCCCACTTGATCTCGGGGTCGGCATCATCGCGACCGAGGAAGTGCGCTACCGCATCCCTGACCGCCTTCAGAGCGCCTTGGAGGTTGTCCCCATCGAGACCGTTCGAGGGGCCATGACGTCCGAGGCATACGGTGAGGGGGTACTGGCTCGGGAGGGGACGACGCAAGTGCGCTCGGGCCAGCTCCCAACCCGTTGCCACCCGCTCGGTTTTCATCCGCTTGGCCCGGGACGCCCAGTGACCGTCGTGGGTGTTGCCACCCCGCCCCAGCCGCAGCGAAAACCGCACCGACTGCAGGGCTTGTGGTCCGGTTACCGGAAGGCCGGAAAGCGGATGTTGGGCGGTGGAGGGAAGGGTTACGGATTCCGGAGGTTGGGGGGTTACGGAAAGCGGATGTTGGAAAGTGGGGGCTGCGGGGAAGGAGGGGTGGTCGTCGAAGTCGTCGGGCCCGGCCTGCCGATTCGACCCCCCCTCCGGGTCATTGCCGGCAGCTATCGCCGCCGGACAGGCCATAGCCAACGCCGAGAGTGAGCGCTCACTTCCGGAAACCGGCGCCATACATCCATGCCATGAATCGAAGACCTTGTCAACCGCATGGCTATGGAGGGAGGGGTGTCCGGGGGGGTTGCGAGGCAGCATGGCGGGGCTTTCGGAGGGGGGTCTCCCAGGGGGTGGAGGCAACGGCATGGGCAACGTTCGCAGCATGGTACGCGCTAAGTCCTTGACTCGTCGAGAGACGAACATCCTTCGGGAGTCTGCGAAGGGTTTTCCACCGAGGTGGAAGGGAGGTTTTTGCGGGGGTGAAGCAAGGCCTCGAGCCGGGCACGCAGCTCCGCCGGCACCGGGGTGGCGTCGTGGGGCTCAGGAGGGCCCAGGAGCGTCGTGGCGGGGTTTGTGGAGGCCGGGGCAGCCTGGGCGGCCGCGAGGTCGCTACGGCGGTTTCTGGCGATTCCCAGCGCGTACGCAAAGCCTCGATGTCGGGCGGATGCCTGCTGTGCGGCGAGCTCGAGCTCGGTCACCGTGGCACCCTCGGCGACCAGGGCGACGAGCAGCGGATGAGCATCGAGGACGTCGGTCAGCCCGGCAGTGCGCATGGCGGCGGCATGCTCGACAGTAGAAGTGAGTGAGCACTCACTTCGATAACCCTTCGCGCGGGAGGGATGTGACGCACCTCCCCTCTCAACATCACTACTACCTCTATCGGAGTGTGTGTTTGTTTTTG